AATTTCCAAATTGCTGTGACATTGCACCTGCGTTCCACATTGGATTATTTTTATTTGCTTCAACACTCATTTTACAAGGTATAGAACCTATTGAATCCCAAAAGAAACATAAATCATAAGGTAAATTACCTTTCTTTTGTTCATCTAATAAGTCGGCTATAAATTCTGCTACATCTTCAATAGTACCTAATGTACTTCTGTCGTTGTATAGGAAAAAACCCTTATAATCCACAATTTCACCTGTTGTTTCATCAACAACATCTTCAACTTGAAAGCCCATTTGTTTGGCGTGTTCCCAAGACCATTTCATCTCTGTAATAATGAACACAGGCAAAATGCCCATTTTCTGGGCATTAATTGCCAGTTCAAGTAAAGCTGTTGTTTTACCTGTATTACTGTGTCCTCTTAAAAGATTAATATGACCTATAGCTGCACCTGGGAGTGAAGTAGAATCTTGTAATGCTTCTGAAAATGGGATCCATCTTTGTTCTTTAAACTTAACTGTACCGTTAAGTAATTTTTTCTCTTTGAATTTATCAAGGTTAAAATTCGCCTTAATTTCTTCAGAGACCGCTGTCATTAAAGATTCTCTCTTTTTAGCCATAATTTGTATTAATTAATTTTTATTCTTCGTCCTCAAACAAAGCATCAAACTTAGCTGCTTTAGATGTTTTTGTAGGAGCGGTTTTTAGAGCATAATTAGCTTTAGGAGCAGGTGCTTCCTCTTCTTCATCATCTTCCCAAGGCAAATCTTTAGGAGCAGCATTAGTAGCTTTAGCAGGTACTACTACTTCCTCTTCTTCCTCAGTTTCAGCTTCAGGATTTAAGAATTTCTCTAAAATGCTCTTAAGATCTTCAAATGTATTTTTCTTTTGAAGCTCTAAAACATTAGGTTGTTCAGACAACCAAGATTTAATTTGAGTTTTATCTGTACCAAGCGGTGATGTTTTTGGTTTAACACGAATTGAACACTTGATACCTTGACGACCACCAATATCACCCATTACAGCTTCAACTGTAAAGTCACGACCGTCATTGATGTCTGTAAAGTCTCCATAATCCTCATCCTCAGCGATGCCGAGTAGTTGCATATAGATTTCTTTACCAAATTCCCAAAGGCGAACACCTTTGTCTTCTTCACCACGTACAACTACAGGAGCAAAAACTCGCATTTTAGGATCTAATTTCTTAGCCAATTGCCAATTTTCTTTCTCGCTTGTGCCGCGAAGTTGTTTTGCAAATTCAACAATAGGATCTTTTTCATTCCAATTGGTTAAAGCATAAATAGGGAATTTAGAGAATCCGTAGTGTACAAACACTTCTTGAAATGGATTTTCTTTGTTGATTACTGAAGGTACAATTCGGATTTGATACTTACCTTCTTGTTTTGGTTTCCAATAGTACTTGGAATAATCGACCTTTTCTTTTTTCTGTCCGGACGACTGTAGAGAATTCAATCTCTGTTTAATAGCATTAATGTCCATAAAAATTTGGTTTTTAAATTGTTAATATAATATACTACTTATTTATAATAAGGCCAAACTTGCTTCAAAGAGCTTCTAAACGGCCATGTCTTAAGTATTCAGCGTTAACGTTAGTTACCAATAAATTACAACTCAACAATCTTATACACTTTTGTATTTAATTGTTTTAATTCATTATGTTGGGTTAATAAGATACAGTTGCGATAATGTATCCAATTTATTCTAAAAGACACATCTACTACACCACCATTTAACTTCTTAATGAGTTCATTAAGTGCGTTAATTGTGTATAGTGTGTTGGTTTCCTTTTTACGGTGAACCAGTATGGTGTTTTCAGGAATTTCGTTTAAATTGGAGTAGTCTATGTTGTATGTACAAACATATTCATTGCTACTCTTAATCTGGAGGACGAATATTTTGTTATACAGTACATCATACTGACTTCTTATATTGTCTATAAGATTATCAATCTCATCTAATTCTGAAAATGTGCAGAATAGTTTGTTACTCACATCATCAAAGTTTAAGTCTGTTATGTTAAACCTATAAGGTTTATTATACATATGTTGTGAGTAAACTAAGGTCATAGTAGTTGTATCCATATTTCATCTTATATTTTAAGTCATAACTAGCAAAAACAGAACATATATCTTCTAACAATTCTAATTCGTCTTTGCTAATATCAAATAGGAAAGCATCGTAAGTATACAATACTAATTTAGTTTTATGACCTTTTATTATTGGTAATATATCTTGTAATATTAAAATATTTTGTGATGTTTCTAAGTTTTGGACCCAATAGTTAAATAACTTTTGAGGACCCATATTAGGCAATTGTTCTTTATAGAATCTATGATTAGATATAGGACATTCAATATAACCCTCAGTATTGAACTGTTCCCATAAATTATCTATCAATGTTTGGGTTTTAGAGAAAAATTCTAAATGTTTATAATCACTAAAAATACCTCCATATAGTTGTTTAAAGGTAAGTTCTTTACTTGTTTTATAATCTACTCCATACAGTTGAGCCATATGTTCATGTATTGACTCTTCTCCAAAACTATAATCAATTTGTTTGGCAATTAGAGTTGGGTGGTAAGAATCAATATCAATATCAACAAATCTTCCATTAGCCGAAACAAAGGCTTGCCTACTTCCATCTTTAGGCAGCGCAGCAAAATTAATACCATTAAAACTATTTGATGGTCTTTTAGTTGTAGTATCCACATTATACTGCGAGTAAATCACATTACTCTTTATTGAATAGGAGGCATTGTGAGGTGTAAAGTAATCGTCTATACGCGATGTATTCACGTTAATACCGCTTGACTCTATGGTGTGGAAACACTCTATTGCTTTATTATAAAATTCTGAGTGTGGGGTAAAGTTTATTTGGGTAAAATACTCTTCACAACGTTCATAATGTTTAGCAATGGGAATAAATTTATTTATATCATTCCTGTTTGGGTATTGCCTATGATAATAATCATAAATTGGAAATGATAAATTCTCTATATTGATAGGAGAATGTATTAAATTCTTTTTATTTAGAAAATACATACTTGTTTTCTTATCCCTAACAAATACTTCTTTATAACTTGATATAAATTTTTTAACTTGTTGAAATGGGATAGAAAATGATTCGTTGTGAAAAATAGGAATGATGTATCCTTTTTTATTACCTTCAGGTCTAATATAAACTAATGAAACATCATTTAGAGCAGGATGTATTAGATTATGATTTAAAATTAGTTCAACAAAACATTTATTAGTTTGCTGTTGAGCAAACTCTTCAAATTGATGTTGACTTTCTATTAAGTAATACATAACCTTTATTTCTCATAACATATTAAAAATTTATTTTAATCCAAGCTAAGGTTTTTCTTTATAATATTGTGTCCAATTTTCATTTAAATAAACACTTAAACCATATGCTCTTGATTTTTGTTCTGTTAATTCGGTTATATTTTTATTTGTTTGAGCAACCTTATTTATATCACCAGTTAATTCCCAAATTAAAGAAAATGTTTTATTAGTTTTCCAAGGTACACTAACATCTTGTTTATCAAACAAATCTTTAGTAGCTTTAGAAATTTCTACAAATAAGAGTTGATTTAATCTTAAACTAAAATAGCGAATAAAACTTCCATTTTTATAGTCTTGAGGGGTTGGAAGTAAAGGAGCATATAACGGTTGATTAGTAGAAGGAGAAAAAGATGCATCCGCAGGTATTACAATTTCTTTTGAATTAGGATCATCAGGAGTCTTTTCAGTAAAATATTTTCCATTATAAAGTTTATAATAATTTCCAGTATATGGAGTTCCTTTAAATTTATAAACAAACTCTCCTCCGGATGTATATAAGTTAGTTTGAACTTTATTTTTTGGGATATACGTCATGGTGTATAAGTGTTTGGTATATTACTGTAGTTAAAGCCAAAGCCAAAATACTCTCTATCAACATAAGATAATGCTTTATTATAGTTCCTTTCAATACCTGAAATTGCATCACAATCAGTTCTTGTACCATTTTGGTAGTCAGGTTTAGCTCTGCCACCATATCCACCCCAATCTCTATAGTATCTCCAAGCAAACTCATTAGGGCCAGATATTGCAAGTATGTTTCTTCTTAATATTTCTCTAACTAAAGGTACATATCCGGCTTCTGGGGTAGAGAAGCTATAGAAGAATTTGTAGATAT